CTCTTTTTTAGGAGAAATGCAATACGAAAACATTGGTTTCATTTATGATAATCAGTTTCAGATGCCACAAACCTACTGGGTTTCACTTATGTACTCAGTGTGGCTCTTTCTGAGCACGATCACTTTCTTACAAGCGGTTGTGTTTGGATTGGTGTTGTATGCCGTATATAAGCTCTCATTTGTGGTAGGAGCTTTGTTCCTGAAGATCTGGGATCTCATTTGTTTGATCTTTGATTTTTGCGTCATGGCTCCCCTGCGTATCTTTTGTACTTGGTTGTACAATCGATTTGTCGATCTTGTCATTTCAGTTACTCTGACTGACAAGTTTCAACAGGCCACTTACCGGTCTGGTGCCTCTTTTGGCCAAGGTGTCGCGAATGCCATTCAAGAAATGCCTATCGCTGATGCCATTGTTAAGTTGAGTGAATTTGGCAACGAATCTTTTGCTTTCATTAGCAATCCTGTTGTAGTTTTTTCAGCAATGTCGGCTCTGGTTTCTATTCCAGCTTTTGCACTTTTGTACAAGAAGTTGAAGAAGCCAACCAACATTTCGTATGAGGGAACTGTCAAGCAGTCTGATCTCGTTACCAACTCTGTTCTTCTTTCCATTCTTGGTCTTAATGTTACCAATACCGTTAAGGTGACTAACTTGGTCCCACGCGTGATTTCTTTCCTCGCGCAGCTGCGCAGAGTTAAGGACAGCATTCCCAGAATTTGCAAGAAACATGACAAGCACAATCACATGAGCTTGCCCCAGTCTTCTTTCTTTTCTGAGACTATCCAACTCTGCGACACCTGCAAGATGAGATCTGGAGTTCACACCGTGTTCTGTTCTGAAGCTTCTTGCGCAGACATTCCTTCATTGGAAACTCTGTGTGACGCTTGTCAGGATAAGGTCACTGTTTCCGGAACTTGTGAAACAAGTTGCCGTTGTCCCAAGTGTGTCGTGCTCGAACACGATATCACTCGTGTCGAGGTGTCTGTGATGGCTTTCTGTTTTGTGGCCGCGGCTGCCTGGTACTCTGGTTTTGCTGGAGTCACCAAGGACAAGCTTCTTAGACTTTACAGAGATGCTGTGACAAAGTTGTCTGACCACTTCTCCAAGGAGAGTGCTCAACCCAATGACGACTACGTGGAAGAGACTGGAGTGTCCTATGAGTCCCGCGGAAGTGGGAAACATTTTGTCTCTTACAAGGGCGGAAAACCCGTTGAAGCTATGGATTCCGATGGTGTTGTCTACACAGACGCCAAGAACATCAGACGTATTCAGGTGACAATGAACCGCGCTGTCAAGAACAAACGCAAGGCGCGAGGCGCTCAGTCTACCCGCGATCCAGATTACGAGCAAACTGTTGCTTATTATCGTGAGCGCGATGACCAAGACAGAATTGACGAAGAGGATCGTCAGGCAGCGAGACGCGCACGTGAAGAACTCGACCATCGTTTGGCCGAGGAGGAGCGTGACGTCGGTTACTCGTTGCGTGGCGTTTCTTGGGCTGACTATGAAGCAGGTGTTAAACCAGCTGAGAGACAGCCAAGTCAGACTGCTGCAGCTGAGACTGCAGTCACAGCGGTGACCAAGGCGGAGGCTCCAGGAAAAGGCGAAGTTGACTCTCTCAGACTTCAATTAGAAGATCTGAAAGTCAAGTACGCCGAGCTTACGAACGCCAAAACCGTTGTAGATTTTGAGAACGCTAAACTTACGAAAGCAATTCGTGAGCCTGATGTGGTGGAGGATAAGTCTGAGACCAAGTCGAGCGTGAAAGCCAATAAACTGGCTCTTACTATCGACGAGCTCGAAGACAGGCTTGCCAAGTTGGTGGAAAAGACTAAGTCTTTGGAAGATGAGCGCGTTGAGCCTAAGAAATCCAAGAAGAAGCAAAATCTTCCTGGTGCTCCTAAGGCAGCAACTGTCTCCGTCGATGATCTTGTGAGTAGCATTAAGCCCAGAGTTGATTTCGAAGCTGCAGGCCCTCACATTAATGTTAAGAAAAGCATGAGCGCCCCCCTTTATGTTGAGCATGAAGGGGTCAACACTCTGTGCGGTTTTTACATTCGTGTGCGTGACCTCAGACCAGATTTCACTGAGCCTCTTGTTAACCTTACTGTTCGTCATGTGGCTGTCATGCTGGTGAAAGCCGGCAAGATTAAGATCACTGAGGAATTCAAGGACTCAAAGACTTCTGACGACAATTTCATTGACTACGTCGTTGCCTTCAAGTTTACGAAGGGTAACGAGCCGGCGTCAGTCCCCAAGATCATGCCTACCTCCAGTGGTGAAATCCTGGATAAGGAGTTTCTTTTCCCTCGCCAGACTGATTCTGTGATCGGATTTGGCAAGGTTGGAAGGATCGTTGATTGGCCATCTGTCTATGTTGGTCAATACGATTCCGTTCCTGGAGACTCTGGTTCAGCGATGTTCGTTAAGGACGCCACTGGAAACAGATGCGTGGTTGGAGGACTGCACGGTGGTTCCGTCCCCAACAAGGCTGTCAATTTCTTCTATCCCATCCCGGAGGTTTTTCGGGAATAGGTGTCCCCTTAGACGGATTGAAGAGAGTGGGGAAGAGTTATAGATACAAAACCACTCGGAGATCAAAACTGGTTGAGAATGTTGACTGGCTTCATTTCTTAGAGAAGTCCGGTAGGACGTTCCCAGAAGTATCTCTCCCACCAAGCTTCGATCCCGGAGACGCCTCTCAAGGTCTTTTCAGGTTTGTTCAACCTGCTATAGAAAATTATGATCCACTAGCGTGGAAGTTAGCTTGTGAGATGGTATTGATGCATGCGCCGTACTCGACCAATATGACATTGGAAGAAGCGTTCGAAGACGCTACGACGTGTGTAGGGACACGTATGGCCACGGGCATCTGGAGAGCTTACGCACCTGATACGGGGACTAAGTTGGAAGCTCTATCCAACCCAGATTGCCGCGAGGAGATTAAGAGACGCATCGTGAGTGGAAATTATTCCTCTTACACCGTGGCTCTGAAGGACGAACTTCTCAAGCCGGAAAAGATTCCACGGACATTTTTGCCTGTGGGTCTTGACGTCCTAGTCGCTAGCCGCATGGTCTACGGCAACTGGCTTCTTGCTTTCCAAGCCATGGGACCCGATGGAATTAATTATGCGCTCAAGGATGCGCCTTCGGAAATTCGCGATATGGGTGAACTGTTTTATACAGCTAACTCAATCGTGTTTTCTTCGGACGCGTCCGGTGCGGATAATACCATTCATTCTGTGCACAGATCTCTTTATGAGGTCCGCGATTCCAAAATCACAAACGTAAGTTATGGTTCACTGGATGAGACAGATGGATGGGACCCTGCTGAGTTCCGGCGGAAGCTGCGTGATTACCTTGTGAAGTCCAAAGTTCATTTCTGCGACGGATCGATCTTTGAGATTGAAGGTAACATGTCTGGTGCTCTCTTGACCATCAACGACAACAGCATTATTTTTAGAGTCGTGCACTACTACGTGATCCTGGTCAACTCAGAATTATCGGAGTTGTACGCCTCTGGTGAGCTTGATCTTCGTGTCAAGACCACTGGTGATGACTGTTTCGTTGGTGTAGCCAAGGAACACTTCGAAGCCTATTTCCAAGCCTACAAGAATGCTGCCGTCGAGCTGGGGTTCATCATTGGTGATTTCCAGTTTGGCGAAGATGCTGAGTATTGTGGGTTCAGATTCAGGCGGTTCCCTCACGGATGGGTTCGTGTGGCAGCTCACCCACAGAAGATCTGGGATACTCTTCGATACAACAAGGCGAAGTCTTCTTTTGAAACTTGCGCAGTTGTTCAGAGTCTTTTGATCAACTATTGGTGGGATGCTGAAATCCGTGACGTTCTTGTCCAATTTAGAGCTTATCTTTCAGAGACTATGGCTCTGTCTGGTCAAGCTCCATTTACGTGGATGCTTGATGGGGACATTGAGGACTTGAACCGGCCCGCAAGGGTTGTGTTCGAGAGCTCTTTGTTCTATGAATTTAACCGTTCGGCCACTGTAAAAAGTACTTTCTCGGTTTTATTTCATGCAATGGCTCCGAAGAAGAGTAACAAGAACAGCAAATCCGGGAAGAAGGCACAGGCTGCCTCCGGTCTCCGTCAGCCTGAGAGACAAGCCATGGCTATGTCTGATCCTCTGGGTCACAACATGGGTCTTGTGCAAGCTTACAGCGGTTTTCTTTCAAACCCTCGCAAGCACGGACCCATTCCTGGCCCTTCTGATGGGGGACGGTACGCTGTCCCTCGTTCTTTGGACGTTGACATTACTATGTCAGGAGCTACTGCGAGCAGCACCTACAATCATATTGTGGTTGTTGACCTCAGATCTGGCCTTATTCACAAGTACACCCAGGACGTTACCGCGTCTGGCAACTTTGTGTATCAAGGTCGGGTTGATCTTGACGAGTATCTTTCTGTCTCAGAGTTTAACGATATTCGAGTTAACGCTGCTGAGTTAGTGGTTTCTAACGAGACCATGGACGCAGGTAGCAATGTCGTGTCTGGTCACACTTCTTTGTGCCAGCTCACGTCGCTCGACGATCCTGCTGCTCTGACTGAAGGTCTTCTGAAGAAGAGATCATTCGGCTATGGTTATCTCGAAGGCAACATGGAGGATTCACTTCGCATCACGGCTTTGCCAACTGCGAAGATGATGGTCCCTCGTCCTTTCAAGGACAACGGTTCCCAAGTTTCTGGGGACGACCATGCTCTCATTTTTGATACCGCTGGTGACGGCCCTAGAGGCATCGACACTGGCGTTGCAATTGCTGGAGCGGCAGACGTACTTAACCTCGCGGCGGCAAACACAGAAGGATCAGCCAATGGTGTTCATCACCTTCCGGCTATCTATTCTGGACCTGTCACTGTTTCGGTTTCTTGCGCTTCCGCTGTTGCTGGTTCAGGTAGTACTGGTCTTGGAATTGTTGTCAAACGCTACAATGATAGCGGGACGGCTTACACTTCCTGTACTCAGACTAACGCTGCACCAGACAACTATTCTGGCTGTTTCACCATCAGAGATGATGGCAATGGTGTCATCTCGGAGATCAAGGTTTACAATTCTGACGCCACGTCTACGACCTACGCTGACCTTCGTTGTCACGTGGTTTTCGAAGGCGGTGCTGACGATTGTGCCGATGTCCTTGTTGCAGGAGCTTGGGGTGTTTCTGGTGCCCAGTCCATCAGGTTCCGTCCTTTCATTTGTGCGGACTGCGAGCCTAATGAGTCTCGGTACCTTGAACAACAACCACCTCCTTGTCTTTTGACGAATTCAGAAGCATCACTGGCCACTAGACCTTTGTTGCTTGCTGGCTCTCAAACTGCACATGCCATGTCCATGGACAAATTTTTGTCTGGGGCTCGCAAGTTCGGTAAGGGAGCACTGACTGCAGCTGAGCAAGCTG